GTGTAGCTGTGTAGCAATTAATGGAAACTCTTATGCAGCATTTTCAACATTAGGTACAGTCTCGGGCTCTCGTATTAATTAAAGTGAGAATATTATGGCAAGAATAGAAACAAAACCTTTTAAGATATTAGATATAGATCAGAATGTGGGAAGTGTGACAGTTCAGTTTATTAATAAATTTGGGCCACTTTACACAGGTGAAAAGAAAGAAGAAGAATTATTTGAAGTTGTTATAACTCCTACAGGGGACTATGATAACAAAGGAAATCAAATATATGAAGAGAAAAAACTTCCTCTTCACAATCCCAATGAGGATTTGACTTTGAATGTGGATATACCTATGACTGCTGATGGTTCATTTGTATCTTCAGATGAGTTGTTGGAACACATAGCAAAACATTATCCAGAAGATATTTTTCTTGACTCAAAGAAGAGAAAAGAAGCCAAACCCAAGAAAGAGCTTTCATCTCTTGTAGGACAAGAATTTGAGATAAATCTTCATTATCCAGATCCTGTTAACTATGAAGATTTTTCAGTGCAAAGAGTAGAGGAATTATAATATGATTGATATAGTATATGTAAATGTAAACAAAGGCGTGACCTACACCATTGACACAAATCAATATTTTTACTTTGAAGCCGAAGGTTCATTTTCAACGGGGATTGATGCAGAAGGAAATGAAGTTGAAAAGGTTGGAGTTGAAGATATCAACAAATTGTTAGTCATTAGAAAAGCTCTTTCTGACGGAACTTCTAATGAAGTTTTAGAGCTAACTAAAAAGAAAACAATGACTTTGAAATTGGGTTCTGCTCTATACATTATTAATGGAAAAGTGAAAATTGACGGAAAAGAATATGATGAAAAGACATGGATTAACATCTCTTCAGGCGATGTTAAAAAGACCATAATACCATCACCCACAGCAACTATTCTTTTGACTAAGAATCCTGCTCATTCATAAATAAAGAAATATGGGAACAAAAGCAAACCTAGTTATAGATCAAGGCGCAACTTTCAGCACCACCATCACTGTTACAGATGCCGATGGTGTTGCAAGAGATCTAACAGGATATACAGGCGATGCTCAAATTAGAAGACACTACACATCTTCTAATTCTGTTTCGTTTGCGGTTTCTATTTCTGAAAATACAGGTGAAATTACCTTATCTTTGACACCTGAACAATCAGGCTCTTTGGAAGGTGGAACAAGATATGTTTATGATTTAGAGGTTACAGACAGCTCTAATGTTGTTTCTAGAATTTTAGAAGGTATAGTTACTGTAACTCCCAGTGTAACAAGATAACACCGAGGAGAGGTCATGACACTGCAGGTAAAAATGAACGTTCCACCAAGAGTGGACGTTAAAGTAAATAATATGGGAGGTGTTTTAACGCCTCAATCCCCTATTACATTGAAAAATGCTGCAGGGACTCTTCTTTCAATAGAACAAATAGGTGATGTAGATGAAGTTGACGTTGTTGATGGCGCAACTTTGGTTTATAATTCTGCAACTGACAAATATGAGATTAAGCGATTTGATGCAGGTGACTTGAGTTTAGATAATATAGATGGCGGAACATTCTAACTTAGAGGTCAAAAATGGCTGATACACTAATTCAAATTAAAAGAGCTATTACGTCTGCAACACCAGGATCGCTTTCAAACGGTGAACTTGCTTACTCAGGTAATACTCAATCCGATTCACTTTTTATAGGTAATCCGAACGGTGGCGCCGTAACGAGAATCGGCGGTGCAAAGTATTCATACCTACACCAATCAGGAGCTCCTGGCACATTAAATGCTAATAGCGTATTGGTTGTAAACTCTACGTTTGGAATTGACCAGTTAACTATTGGAACATTCACCGCGCCGACATCAGTAGCTGTTGGTGCAAATGCAATTCTAAATACCTCAGCTTTATTCCTTGGAAATTCAACTGTAAACACTGTAATTAATAGTGTCGCAGCAGTATTTTCAGGTAATGCATCAATAAATGCAACCAATATTCAAGTTGGTAACTCTACTGTCAATTCACAGATTAATAGCTCTGTAATTAGTACAGGAACTGCAAATTTTGTAGTAGCTGCAAATGTAGGTGCTAATGTTAATCTAAGCACAGTTGCACTGACAATTGGAAATTCAACAGTCAATACTGTTGTTAACAGTGTTGCAATTGTATTGGGTGGAAATGTAACAGCAAACCAAACACACTTACAGATCGGAAATTCAACAGTCAATACTGTTGTAAATTCATCTGCATTCACAGTAAACGGTGTAAATACTGCTCTAGTAACAAATAGAGACAGTGTTGCTAACAACAATACATTGATCGGCACACGAGGAAGAATTAACTTCATTCAAGGTACTAATATTACCTTGGCAATTTCTGATGACTCGGGTGGTGGGCAGGTTAACGTACAAATTTCTGCATCAGGTGCAGGAACACCTGCAGGATTGGATACACAAATTCAATTCAATGATGGCGGATCATCGTTTGGTGCTGATGCAAATCTAAGATTTAATAAAACATCAGGATTGTTGACAGTAGGCAATACCACTGTCAACACACAAGTTAACTCTACAGTAATTGTTGTCGGTACAACAAATATGTCTGTAGCTGCTAACGTAGGTGCAAACGTAAATCTTGATACTGTTCGCTTGTTTATTGGCAACACAACTGTCAATGCTGTTGTAAATAGCGTAGGTGTTATTTTCTCAGGCAATGCATCAGTTAACTCTACTGTTATTCGTGTAGGTAACAGCACTATTAATACACAAATTAATAGCAGCTCAATATTTACATCTGGTGCCCTACAAGTAGACGGTGTTGCAACATTTAACTCTGACGTAAACATTAATGGCACACTGACAACTATTGATGCTACAAACCTAACAGTTAGTGACAGCATTATTTCTCTTGCAAGAAACAACGGCGCAGATACATTAGACATAGGTTTTTATGGTCAATACAATGATGGATCTGAAAGATTTACAGGTCTAATTTGGGATACGTCTGCCGATGTTTGGGAGTTGTTTGCAAACACAACTGCCGAGCCAACAACCACATTAAATACAGGTGGTACAGGCTATTCAAGAGCGATGCTGAAGTCGTATATTGATACAGGTGCGTTGATTTCTAACTCATCCGTTGTAAATATCACAGCAAACTCAACTGTACAAGTAAATCTAACTGCAAATAGCTTATCATTGACAACAGCATTGCCTGTTTCAAGTGGTGGTACAGGAAGAGCAACATTAACAAACACAGCTGTTCTTATTGGTAATACAACAGGACCTGTGACTATGGTTTCATCAACAACAGAAGGTCATGTTCTGCAGATTGTAAGCAACATGCCAACATTTGGTATGCTTGATGGAGGAACTTTCTAATATATAAAATTGTGAGGATATTATGGAAAATGGAAGTGCAGAATTTGTAAATGCATTTATACAAAGACAGAAAAGTTTCATTGAGGACTTGATTGCACAAAAACTGATAACTGAAACTAGACTATCGTTGATAGAAGATTTAGTTAAACAACAAGAAAAGACGATAGAAGATCTAACAAATCAACTATCGTCTTTTACTTCTGCTACTACAGAAGCTACTGTTTCAAGTGCCAATGAAAGACCTAAAAAATAAGGTAAGTAAATGGCTCTAAAAACATCATTCCAGCTTAAAAGATCTACCACTGCATCGGTTGTTCCTACCACTTCAGATTTAGCTGAAGGTGAGCTTGGAATAAATCTTGTAGATAAAAAGCTATACGTTGCAAATAGTTCTGCAGTTTTTCAAATTGCAGGCAACGGATTTCCTGCGGTCGAAGTTGCTAACAATAATACTCTTATTGGCAAGCAGCCAAGAATAAATTTCATAGCTGGAACAAATATAACACTTGCAATAACTGAACATGTTGCAGGTTCTCAGGTCAATGTACAAATCACGGCTTCAGGTGGAGGAACACCTGCAGGTTCAAATACGTTTGTTCAATTTAATGATTCAGGCGCTTTTGGGGGTGTTGCTAATTTAACGTTTGATAAAACAACAGCAGCATTTAGTATTACCAATGCAGATTTTACTTCTACAATAGAACCTTCAAAAATATCTTTATACGAAAACGCATACAATTCGTTATTTACTATGTCCGCCGAAAATAGTAATTCAACTCACGGCGGCGCAACTTTCAATGGATTGTCTTTTAGCAGCAATCCAAACGCAAACTCAGGATTTAATATAACAACTGATATTAATATTCTAGGAAACGCGCCCGTTATTCTTTTAGATAATTATCATTCTGCTAGTAGATATGGAACAGCTTCTATATGTGCTAATTATAATGCGGGTCCGTATGTTTGGATTAGAGAAGCTGCAAATGATGTAACGGGTGAAATAAAAGAATTTTTTGCTAATGGTGGTTCAATATTTTTAGGAAATACAACGGTTAATGTATTTGCTAATTCTACTTCATTGAAGATATCAAATTCTACATCTAATGCATTCATAACAATTCCAAGTGCTGCTGTATGGGCGGCAACAAACTACTTCTTGCATGCCAATGGTTCGTGGGTACAGGTTACTAGTGGATCAGGAACACCTGGAGGAGCAAATACACAACTACAATTTAATGATTCAGGTGCATTTGGCGCTGATGCAAATCTTTCATTTGATAAAGCAACAGCTACATTTATAGTTGGAAATAGCACAATCAATGCTATAGCAAATTCTACAACAATAAAATTATCAAATTCTACTTCTAATACAACACTAACAATTCCAAGTGCTGCTATTTGGGCCGCAACAAATTACTTCTTGCATGCTAATGGTTCATGGGTACAGGTTACAGGAGGAAGTGGGTCTCCAGGTGGTGCGAACACTGAAATTCAATTCAATGATTCAGGATCTTTTGGATCAAATGTAAACCTTTCATTTGACAAAGCTACAACAAAACTAACTGTTGGAAATAGCACTATTAATATTGCTATAAATAGTGTTTCAGCTGTGTTCACAGGAAATGCTAGAGTAAATAGTACAGCATTTGAAGTAGGCAATACAACTGTCAATACATATATTTCATCTACATTGTCTAGATTTACTTCAAATGTGGTAATGTCAAATTCTACTCTTGATTATCCAAGAATTAAATCATTTGCTGAAGAAACATCTGCACCTACAATATCAGGTGGATCATTGACCTTAGATTTAAATGTTTCAAATATTTTTAATGTAAATCTAAATAATAATATCACAACACTCACAATAAGTAATGCACAAGCTTCAGGTAACGGAGTTTCTTTTGTGTTGATATTTACTGCTGATGGAACGGGTAGAACAGTCTCATGGCCAGGATCTGTGAGATGGGCTAATGGATCAGCACCATCTATCACAAGCACAAACAATAAGAGAGACATGTTTGTATTCATAACCTTAGACGGCGGATCATCATACAACGGATTGATAGCTGGTCAAAATTTCTAATAATTATTATGCCTATACATAAATTTTTCAATAATAGATCAACTCCAACAGCTCAAAGATTTCTATATGCATGGGGATCTGATGAAAGTGGGGCATTGGGATTGGGTGAAGCTTCTGTTGCACCGAATAAAATTTATAATAACGAAAAATATTCATGGGTTTGGGTAGATTCGGGTTCAGCTATTAGAAGTGATAGTTCGTTATGGACATGGGGATTTAATTCATGGGGCCAGAGTGGACATGGGGACAGTGAAGCATCAAATGTGTTTAGAAAAGTCGGAAATTCTTCTTGGTCTCAAGTTTCAGCAGGATCTTCACATACAATGGCAATCAGAATTGATGGAGGATTGTTTACATGGGGCGCTGGACTCGGTGGTAGATTGGGTTCAAATTCTGTAGTGTCAAGATCTTCTCCTGCACAAATAGGAACATCAAGCTGGATAGCTGTTTTTGCGGGAACAGATTGTTCTTTTGGTATAAGATTGGGTGGGTCGTTATTTGCATGGGGCAGCAATGTGCAAGGAAAATTGGGAGATGGAACAGCAACCATCAGATCATCCCCTGTACAAATTGGAACTTCTAGTTGGTCTTTTGTAGCCTCAGGGGCAGTTCATACTTTAGCAATAGATGCTACAAATAGATTGTTTGCATGGGGAAATAATTGGGTGGGTTCTTTGGGAGATGGAACTTCTGTCCCAAAATCTTCTCCTGTCCAAGTTTCAGGTGGGGGGTCGTGGACACACATTAATGCTAGTTTTTATGGGTCTACAGGCGTAAAAACTGATGGAACTTTATGGTACTGGGGTGCTATCATACGAAAAGATGTAAATTCTGACCCAGAAACGGGGTCGTATTTTACTCCTTTGAGATCTACTCAAGATTCAAATCAATGGAAAGAAATTTACATTCCTGGTAGATCTTTAGCTGGATATAACATGCATGCATTAGCATTGAAAAAAGATAATACTTTATGGTCATGGGGATATAATAATCAAGGCCAATTGGGATTAGAAGATACTACGCATAGATCATCTCCTGTACAAGTTGGAACAGATACATGGATAAGCTTAAGTTCTGATGTCGCCGCTAGTTATGGCGTTAAAGAAGATGGGACTTTATGGTCATGGGGTTTCAACGTAGTAGGTCAATTGGGATTAAATGATATAACAAATAGATCATCTCCAACCCAAATAGGTTCTTCTTCGTGGACAATGATTTCTGCTAAAGAAACAACTGTTTTAGCTATACGAGCCGACGGGGCTCTTTTTGCGTGGGGAAATAACATATATGGCCAATTAGGATTAGAAGATATTACACATAGATCATCCCCTGTACAAATTGGAACTTCTAGTTGGTCTTATGTAGCCTCAGGTGGAAAATATGCTTTAGCTATACGAGCCGACGGGGCTCTTTTTGCGTGGGGAAATGGGTGGTATGGACAGTTGGGTGATAATACAGATGTGAATAAATCATCTCCTGTACAGATAGGAGCTTCTAGTTGGACGTTTGTATCTGCTGATGATGTTAATAGTATGGGATTGACAGTTGATAATCGTCTTTTTGTATGGGGATCGGGATATTCAGGTCAAATGGGTGAAAATGCTGATATTGACAGATCCTCTCCTGTACAAGTTGGAACTTCTAGCTGGACTATGTGTCAATCAGCAGGACAAGGAAAACAATTAGGTAAAACAGTTGATGGTACTACATGGTTTTGGGGGTGGGCAGGAACATCCACATTATCAGGTGTAGAAGGGAAACTTTTAAACAGAACAAGAGTACCCACAAAATTAGTTGCAAATAACATTCTAAGTGTATTTGATGTGGGTGATGAAGAAGTTGTAAATTTTGATTGGTTTACAGCATCCAATAACTATATTGTTGTTATACATGAAGGAAAAATGTATTCTAAAGGATTGAGTAGCAGCACTGAAGATGATCAATATTTTAGAAGTTTACAATTTATACTTCCAAATTCACCCACACAAATAGGTTCTGAAAATGATTGGGTTGCAGCTTATATAACTAGCAATACGGGAATACTTGCACAAAAAGCAAATGGTGTTTTTTATACCTGGGGAGAATTACAAGAATATAGTGCAAACAATGATTTGTATGATTATAGAAATAGACTCCTTTTTGATAATGGAACAAGGTATAAATTGGGCCGCGGAGGGTTCACTATAAGTCATGGAATAGCCCATGAAGTATCAAATAATTTTAATTTAAGAACTTTTGGTTATCATGATGGATATACTACAGGAACTGGTGGTTGGCCAACAGGCACGCAAATTTCACCTGTGCCTGTTGAATCTTCTAATCAAGCTTTTGCTTGGTCTGATATATCCGCAGGATCTTCTTTTATAGCCTCAGTTAGAAAAGATGGAAGTTCTGGTATATGGGCATGGGGAGTAAATTCCTTCGGACAACTGGGTGATAATACTGTAGGAAATAAAACTACGCCCATTTTAATTGATTCTGATGTATCATGGACATCTGTTCATGCAGGAGATAATCATACCTTATTTAAGCAAAATACTAATATGTACGTTGCTGGTCTAGGAACATCAGGTCAAATGGGTGATGGGTTTGTAGCAAATAGATCTTCTATAACTTATATTTCATCAAGTTGGTCTAAATTATCTGCAGGATCTGTTAACAGTGCAGGAATAAAAACTAATGGAACTCTCTGGGTTTGGGGTGATAGTACATATGGACAAAATGGCAATTTAATTTCTGAACAAGTTCCAACAGAAGTAGATACAACAAATTCTTGGAATGTTATAGCAGCTGGTGCATCACATGGGGCTGCTATTCGTTCAGATGGAGCATTGTTTGTATGGGGGTTGAATACTTCAGGTCAATTGGGTTTGAACTCAGTTACAAACAGATCCGCACCCGTTCAAGTAGGTTCATCAAGCTGGACAGCTGTGGCTTGCGGAAACAATATGACAATGGCTATAAGAACTGATGGTGGATTGTTTACATGGGGTGCTGGTACGAACGGACAATTAGGTTCAAATTCAACTGCTGCTAGATCATCACCTGTACAAGTCGGGACATCATCATGGACACAGGTTGCATGTGGCTTAGCTCACAATTTTGCTATTACATCAACAGGTAAGTTATTTGGATGGGGACTAAATTCACAAGGAAGAGTTGGTGATAACTCAGTAGTAACCAGATCATCACCTGTACAAGTAGGAAGCCCCCCCACATCTTGGTCTATGGTTTCTGCAGGTGCTTATCACACCATGGCAATTACAACCGCGGGTGCATTGCGTGGCTGGGGAAATAATATTGCAGGTTATATAGGTGATGGCACTGTAGTAGCAAGATCTACTCCAACAAATATAGGAACTTCTAGCTGGACCATGGTATCTGCTGGATTAACCCATACTTTAGCTTTGAGAATTGATGGCGGCTTATTTTCATGGGGTAACGGATCTCTAGGTCAATTGGGTTCAAATGCAACATCAAATAGATCATCCCCCGTTCAAGTAGGAACATCGTCGTGGGCTGTTGTTTCGGCAGGAACTCAATTTTCAACTGCAATTGATATAAATGGCATATTGTTTACGTGGGGTTTGAATTCAAATGGTGAATTGGGTCACAGTGATTTTACAAATAGATCATCCCCTGTTCAAGTTACTTCAACTGAATCTTCTTGGACTATGGTAAATGCTGCAAATTTTGGACCTGGTGCTGGTTTCTCTATTGCTACAAGAATAACAGACAAAAGAATGTTCACTTGGGGATTGAATAATATAGGTGTATGGCAGCTAGGAAGAAGTACATTTTCATTAAATCCTGTACAGGTTGGATCTGCAAATACGTGGGCTGATATATCAGTAGGTAATAGTGTTATATTTGCGCTAAAACAGGATGGGTCTTTATGGTCGTGGGGAAAAAATATAAATGGAGAGCTAGGTCTAAACATCTCTGTTGCTAGCATTTCTTCGCCTATGCAAATAGGAAGTGATAGCTGGACAATGGTAGCAACAAAAGCAGATCATGCGGGTGCTATTAGATCTGATGGTGCATTGTTTATGTGGGGGCTGGGTACAGACGGAAGGCTTGGCGATGGTACTGTAACAACTCGTTCTTCGCCTGTGCAAATAGGAAGTGATAGCTGGACTTTGATTGCCCCAGGATATACACAAACATTAGGTATAAAATCAGATAGCACGGGATGGGCCTGGGGTGGTGGTGGCGTTTTAGGTGGCGGCGGAGGTATAGGGTATTCTACTAGTTCGCCCGTACAAATTGATAGCGAAACAACATCATGGGTTAAGTTAGAAGCAACTGCCTCGGGTGGCGCTGGCATAAGCAGTGATAATGTATTATATACATGGGGTCCAGCGGGATCTGTTGCACAGTATACTGTTAACGGGCGTGGCGGCCGAGAATGGTATTCAACACCAACTATAGTATCAACTATACAATGGAAAAAAATTTCAATAGGTGGTGGATCTGTAGGAAATCATTCTTTAGGTATAACAGAAAATAATGAATTGTATGCATGGGGAAATAATCCGTACGGCCTGACTTGTGGATTAAATTCTGTATATATACCACAAAAACCAACAAGAATGGGAACATCTAGCTGGACTGTAATATCAACAGGGTTATCTCATTCAGCAGCAATTAGATCTGATGGCGCTCTTTTCACATGGGGATTTAATGTTGCTGGGGAAATAGGTGACGGAACACTTACACACAGATCATCACCTGTACAAATAGGTTCGTCTTCATGGATTGCAGTATCATGTGGAGGAAACATAACAGGGGCTATAGACATAACAGGTCGGCTTTTTATGTGGGGGTCAGGTGCATTGGGTAAACAAGGAAATAATTCAACTACAAGTAGATCATCACCCGTGCAGCTTGGAACTTCTTCATGGACTATGATTTCTTGTGGTACAGATCATGTATTGGCAGTGCGACAAGGTGGGTCTTTGTTTGCATGGGGCCAAGGATCAGACGGAAGGCTTGGCGATGGTACTGTAACAACTCGTTCTTCGCCTGTTGCGATTGGCTCCTCTTCATGGACCATGATATGTGCGGGGGATGGTCATTCAGCAGGTATAATATTTGGGGGTACATTATTCACATGGGGGCTAGGAACTAGTGGGCAGTTAGGCGATAATACAGCAGTCGGAAAATCATCGCCTGTTGCGATTGGCTCCTCTTCATGGACTATTGTATCTGTTAATAATGGCACAACTGCAGCAATTAGATCTGATGGAATTTTGTTTGCCTGGGGTCTGAATACTCTAGGAAATGTGGGTGATGGCACAACTACAAATAGATCATCACCCGTGCAAATTGGAACTTCTACCTTTGTGGACGTTGAGGTGGGGTTTTCTGGAGTGTTAGCCATCTCATCATAAATACAATTACAAATTCTGTTCAACATTATAATTCTATATAGGTGATACAATATGCATCCAATTGATTTGCAGCTAAATGAAATGCTACATGGCAATTTTGAAGAAGGATGGAAAATTTCTGAAAAATTGCAAAGCCTCGGCGAGGATAAAATTCCAGACAAAACAGGAAATCCAAATCCTGAAATGTGGCTTCGCCATTCATTCAATCGTGGTTGGTTTTTGCTTCAACAAGGAAAATATCAAGAAGGATCTCAGCTTCTTGAATCGGGCCGTTTTCTAAATGTTTATGGAAGCGGAAAACTAAACACTGACAAGCCTCTTTGGAATGGGCAAGATTCTTTAGAAGGAAAAACAATCATCATTTCCATGGAAGGCGGCTATGGTGATGAAATAATTCATGCTAGATTTGCTACCCCCTTTGCTCGCCGCGGCGCAGAGGTTTTGATTGCGTGTGATCCTTCATTGCATAGCGTTTTCGAAAGAATTCCTGGCGTGAAGCGTTGCATCACAAGAGCACAACCACAAGAATTTCATCATGATTATTGGCTTCCTGGTTTCAGCTGCGGGTGGGTTTTGGGATATGAATATGATACTCTACCTAACGATCCATATATCTTTTCTAAGCCCGAATCTGTTCAGATTTGGAAAAATCTAATAAAAGATGAAAAGCCAAAAATTGGAATTCGCTGGTCAGGCAATCCCAAATTTGAACACCAGCAATTTAGATTGTTCGATGCTAAGTATCTAACGGACCTGTCTAAATATGATGAATTGAAGCTATACAGCCTTCAAAGGGACAACGACCTCAGAGAATTGCCACCTGAAATATATGATCTTCAACATCTACTAATTTCATGGGAAGATACTGTTGCTGCAATTGAAGCACTTGATCTTGTTATCACATCCTGCACAAGCATCGCGCACATAGCAGGAGCTATGGGCAAGGAAACATGGGTTGTTCTTCCTATTCTTCCATATCACATTTGGGCAAAAGGTGCACCTGAAACCAATACAAGCCCGTGGTATAAGAATGTTAAATTGTTTCGCCAAAAAACATTTGGCAAATGGGATGATACATTTGAAGAATTGTATGCTGCTTTGAGAACAAAATATAATTTGAGAGAAAATAAAATGATGTTAGATAATGAAGTAAAAAATACAGGGACAGTTGTTGCTACTTCTGAGGAAGTAGCCGAGATGGTAGAAAAGGGTAGAAAAATTAGAGAAAAAATTGATTATACACCATTCGATACAAAAACTCGCATTCCACATTTGCAGGTGAAACCTGTTTTTCTAGCAGGATTGCCTATGGCAGGCCAAGATTCTTTGCTTGAGATTTTGTATAGTCATCCTGAAATGGTTGTTTCTGAAGAAGGATATGATTATTATTCTGCTCTGATGAAAATGTATAAAAAGTTAGATATTTTAGGAGAAGAAAAGATAGAATTTCTTTTAAAGTCTAACATGATTCATTATTACAATATGACTTATGATGATTTTCGTAGACATGATGCTGAAGTTGTTTTGGATGTTAATTTAAATTGGAATTCTATATATGATATCAATCCTGAGATATTTGGTAAAGATTTTAAGATGATTGCCATGGTTAGAAATCCAGCTGACATTCTAGCTTCATTTGAAGTAGCATCAAGAAAACATAGAATAGGTTTTAAAGAAAACGGCTTCATAGATAGAATCCTCGGAACATCTATTGCACATGAAAAGGATAAGATTGGGCCAACTATTCTAGAAGATCGTTGCTACAAATTAGCTACATCTAATGGAATAATGGGTAGACATCATGCATTGTTGACTAACAATATTATTACAGGAAAGAAAGATCATATTCTTTTTGTTGAATACAACAAATTCTTTAATGAGCCACAAAAACAACTTGATAGGATTTGTGAATTTATTGGTGTTTCACCTTACAAGATAAACACTGAGTTTTTAGAAAAACGTAGAGAAAAATTTGTAACGGTTGATATATTGGGTCTTGATTTGTTTCAACAATACAACAATCCTACTCAAATTTTCTGGAGGGATTGGATATGAAATTAAATATGGGATGTGGATATCTACATAAAGATGGTTATGTCAATGCTGATTATAGCCCATTGTGTTCTCCTGATATAGTGGTTGATTTTGAATCGTTGCCTTATCCTTGGCCTGATAATACGTTTGATATAATCTATGCCAAGGACATATTAGAACATCTTGGCAACACGCCAAAAGATTTCATAAATATCTTGAAGGAAATGGTTAGAATAAGCAAAAATGGTGCTGATTGGACTGTAATAGCACCTCATTGGCATTGTGATAATGCTGTAGATGATCCAACGCATGTACGTTTTATAACCAGAAACACATTTAAAATGTTTGACCAGAAAGTCAACATTCAATGGATAAATGAAAAAATGTCCAATTCTACATTAGGTCTATATAATGATATAGATCTAGAAGTAAAAGATGTAAAATATGAAATAATGCCTTATTGGATTGATAAAATAAACAATGGGGAAATAGGGCAAAGAGAAGTAGATTTAAAGTTGTCGTTTGAGAATAATATTTGTCTAGATTTTACAACTTTTATAAGAGTACATAAACCTGGAAGATATAAATCTTGGATAGAGGAGAGATTAAAAAATGGCTAATTATGTAGTAATTGAAAATGGAGAAATTACTGAAAAATATGATTTGCTACCTGGAAGCTGGCGAAACATGAGCAATTTCAATTTTCTTTCTCGTGAAGAAAGAAAAGCTTTTGGTTGGCTTGATGTTGTAAAAGATCATGTAACAGTCAATCCAGATCACACTAAGTATTATTTGTCAGATCCCGTTTATATAATAGAAGAAGATTCAGTTATTGAACGAGTTACATTAGAGGAATGGGACCTCGAAACACAAGAAAGAATCAAAGCTCAGGACAAGGAAGTTGCAAAAAACGGTGTTCGTGAGCATAGAGATTTGATTCTAAAAGAAACAGACTGGACACAGATGTTGGACAGTCCCATTTCACAGGATGATAAGGTTTTGTGGCAGATTTATCGCCAAAAATTACGTGACTTGACTGAAGTGTTTGAAGAAGAATATCCAACGTTTAGAATGCGTGAAAATATGCCCGAACCTCCTTCGATATGGCCCAAGTTAAGAGATTTGTTAGTAAACGTACCATAAATTTAAGGAAGTTAAATGGCCACACCAACTACAAGAGAAGCTTTCAAGCAATATTGCCTTAGAAGGTTAGGAAAGCCTGTTATTGAAATTAACGTTGATGATGACCAAGTAGAAGATCGTATTGATGATGCTCTTAGATATTACTGGGACTATCATTTTGACGGCACCGAAAAAACATATTATAAGCATCAGATAACACAAGATACTATTGATGACGGTTATATAACCATTCCCGATAATATTATTGGTGCTATAAATGTTTTTGATTTTGGGGGTACACCTATTAGCGGATCTGATTTATTTAACATCAGATATCAGATTGCATTGAATGATATGTATAACCTAACAAATGTAAATCTTATTGGTTATTATCTTTCAATGCAACACCTAGCATTGATTCAGGAATTGCTGGTAGGTAAGTTTCCTATTCGATACAATAGACACACAAACAAACTGCATCTAGATGTTACAAAATCCAAGCTTGAAATAGGACATTGGTTAATTGTTGAAGCATATGAAATTATCAATCCAGACACTTATATGGATGTCTGGAAAGATCAATGGTTAATGCGATATGCAACTGCTCTCATTAAGAGACAATGGGGTTCCAATTTAACTAAATTTAGTAATATGGTGTTGCCAGGTGGCGTAACATACAATGGCGAAAAGATTTTAGATGATGCTGTGATGGAAATAAAACAGTTAGAAGATGAAATGATAAACTCATATTCATTGCCTGTAACTGATATGATTGGTTGATCCACATGAGCACGAGCGTGTATTTCAACAATTTTGCTCAAAGTCAAGAGCAATTGCTTATAGAAAATCTTATCATAGAGTCTATCAGAATCTATGGTCATGATTTGTATTATTGTCCGCGAGATATTATCAACAAAGATGAAATCTATGGCGAAGATAATATCAGCGAGTATAATACAAATTATTTTGTTGAAATGTATATCAAGAATGTAGAAGGATTTGAGGGTGAAGGCGACTTCCTATCAAAATTTAATCTACAAATTCGAGATCAAATAACATTTACTGTAGCTAGACGTGTTTTTCATGATGAAGTGGGAGCAACAGCTCTTTTAGATAGACCCCAGGAAGGTGATTTGATATTCTTTCCGTTGAATAAAAAGATTTTTGTTGTCAAGTTTGTAGAACATGAATCTATTTTCTATCAAATGGGTGCGTTGCAAATATGGGATCTTGTTTGTGAGTTGTTTGAGTATAGCAACGAGCAGTTGAATACAGGTATAGCTGAAATAGATGAGCTTCAAAATAAATTTTCATTGAATTTATCAGATTATGGATTGTTAACTGAAACAAAAGTTGCTATTCAAGATGAAAATGGATATGATCTTGTATTAGAGTCTTATGATATTGATACTGCTGCAGGAGATAGTTACGCAGATAATGATGAAATTCAAGAAATATCGGACACATTTACAGATTTCTCTGTCAGAGATCCATTTAGCGAATCAGGGGAATACTAATGTTCGGTTCAACGTTTTTTCATGGAACAATTAAAAAATATGTGACATTGTTTGGCACTCTATTCAATGATATCTATATCAATAGAGTTGATTCGGCTGATGAGAATGTACAAACAATAAAAGTCCCTTTGAATTATGGACCGAAGGAAAAATTTCTATCTCGATTGGGTGGAGATCCTTTGTTAAGCAAGGAAGTTGCTATAGTTCTTCCTAGAATGTCATTTGAAATTATCAACTATTCATATGACAGCACCCGAAAAAACAAAACTATAGATAAAATGTATTATTATAATACATCAAATAATCGAATGGTATATGAGTACAATCCTGTGCCATATAACATTGATTTTGAATTGGCTATAATGGTTAAAAGTGCAGAAGATGGAACTAGAATTGTAGAACAAATTCTTCCTTACTTTACACCTGAATGGTCAACCACGATTACTGTTATTCCAGAAATGGATTTAAAATTGGATGTTCCTATTGTTCTAAACGGTGTAAATCTTTCGGATACATATGAAGGTGATTACATAAACAGAAGAGCTATAGTATGGACCCTTTCATTCACACTTAAGGGATATTTTTACGGGCCAACAAAGAAAACAGAGCTTATCAAAAAAGCTATTACAAATTTCTTTGTTCCTAATACTTCCCTAGATGATGCTATAGGAAATACAGATGTTGCTGAAACTGTTACAATTACCCCAGGATTGGATGCTAATGGCGATCCAACTACAAATACACTTATTGCGATTGATTACTTACTCGTAAATCCAGGAGATAATTACGACTTTATAGTCGATTTTGAATCGTATGTCTAATAATGATCCCTTTAGCAAAATTCTTGATATAGCTCCGCTTTCATCTGATACAGTTTCTGCAAATATTGAAACTGTTGAAGGTGAATTGGTTGAAACGGGTCAAGATTTGTTAGAAAAATCTTATGAAGAAACACAAAAAGAATATGAAAATATCAAAAACAATTTGATAGAAGTTATTGAGACAGGTCGCGGAGCACTAGAAGAAGTAAATGAGATTGCACAAAGATCGCAAGATTACAAATATTATGATGTGCTTTCTAAAGTAATGAATAGCTTGATTGTTGCAAATAGAGAATTGACAAACCTAGTTAAAACAAAATCTGAAACACACAATCCCTATATTGAAAAAGCACCTAAAGAAGAAAAAAGCGTCACAAATAATCTTTTCATTGGTAGTACTGCTGAATTATTATCCTTTATAAAGGGAAAAATTGATACTGATGGAACAAGAAAATAGTTTTATAGATGAAGTTGCTGATGGGTTTCGTGGTAATAGCCTTCTAAAGAAACCCAACACAAAGATAGATTTTACTGAAGAACAAGTAATTGAATATTACAAATGTTCTCAAGATCCTGTGCATTTCATTTCTAACTATGTAAAAATTGTAAACGTAGATACGGGTTTGGTTCTTTTCCCTATTTGGGAATTTCAAAAGAGTATGGTGCATACTTTTGATGCAAATAGATTCTCTATTTGCAAATTGCCTAGACAGGTAGGAAAAACAACTACTGTTGTAGCATATCTTCTCTGGAAAATCTTATTTAGTCCTGAACTTGTTATAGCTATTCTAGCTCACAAAGCAGAACAAGCACAAGATATCTTGGCTAAATTGCAACTAGCTTACATGTATCTTCCACTATGGATGCAGCAAGGTATTGTTACATGGAATAAACGTTCAATTGAGCTTGAAAACGGATCAAAAATTAGAGCATCATCAACTGCAAGCACGGCTATTCGTGGTGGATCATACAACATAATTTATTTGGATGAGTTTGCTCACGTTCCTGAACACATTGCAAGTGAATTTTTTGCATCAGTATATCCTACAATTTCATCTGGTAAAACGACTAAGGTTATCATAACATCTACTCCGAAGGGGTTGAATCTATTCTACAAGCTCTGGTCAGATGCAGAAACAGGTAAAAACAGCTATGTACCTGTATCAATTCATTGGTCAGATGTTCCAGGAAGAGATGATGCTTGGCGCCATGAAACTATCAGAAACACTTCTGAAGAACAATTCAATCAAGAACATGGTTGTGAATTCTTAGGTTCTGTCAACACACTCATAAGTGCAAAGAAACTTGCAACTATGACTTATATGGAGCCTATATATCAAACACCAGATCTTAGAATATTTGAGCAACCTGAAAAAGGACGTTGTTATGTCATGGTAGTAGACTCGTCCAGAGGAAGTAATCTAGACTATTCTGCTTTCATAATATACGAAATAAGCCAAGTTCCTTATCGAGTTGTTGCTACATTTAGAAATAATACAATCGCATCTTACTTGTATCCAACAGTCATTTATGAAGTAGCAAAGAAATTTCATGATGCATGGGTGCTTGTAGAAACAAATGACATAGGTCAGCAGGTTGCTGACATATTGCTGCATGAATTTGAATATGAAAATCTATTGAAATCTACACAATCAGGAAAGCGTGGCCAATTCTTAAGTGCAGGATTTGGCCAAGCTACTAAATTAGGTGTTAGAACCACTCAACCCGTAAAAAGAATCGGTTGTAGTAATCTAAAAGCACTAATTGAAGAAAATAAACTTATAACTAATGATTATAATATATTGTATGAGATTTCTCGCTTTGTTTCAAAAGGAAATTCGTTTGAGGCTGAAGAAGGAAGCACGGATGACTTGGTCATGTGTTGTGTTTTATTCGCATGGGCCATCAACCAGGACTTCATGAAAGACATCACAAATGTTGATTTGCGTAAATCCATAAATATAGATAATGAAAAATTCATAGAAGAAGAGTTAACTCCTTTCGGTTTTATGGAAGATGGCAATGAAGATGACTTTGAAACAATCAAAGAAGTATCAATGAGTGAGTTTGACAGGTGGATGCTAAGTTAATTTTTTCAAGAATATAAATAAAGAGATATATAAATAATAACCCTTTGAGGAGAGTCAAATGCCATTTCAAGTAAGTCCAGGCGTTAACATAACAGAAATTGACTTGACAACAATTGTTCCTGCAGTAGCCACCACAGAAGGCGCTATGGCAGGTATCTTTCGTTGGGGTCCGCTTGATAAGATTCTTCTTGTCGATTCCGAGACCACATTAGTAAATCGCTACGGAAAGCCATCAAATTTAAATGCTGAAACTTGGTTTACAGCAGCAAATTTCCTAGCTTATGGAAATAAGCTGTATATTAGCCGAGCAGCAAATACTACAGACAATTCAGGTGCTAATGGTGTTCTATCAGCAGTTGCTAACACAACTACTGTATCAGACATACTATTACACGTCGTAAAGAATGAAGATCATTATCTTACACAAGAGCCATCATTTGAAGCTGCTGTGTTGTATATTGCAAAATATCCAGGAAAGCTAGGAAATTCTCTAAAGATTTCCGTATGCGATTCTGCAAATCAATATGCTTCAAATCTAGACTTTAGAGCAGTAGATTCTAATGGTTCATTCAATGATGCAAATTCATTGATTGCATTCACATACGGATCAAACACAGCAACAGTTACATTAGCTAACTCAGCAGCTCTTGCAAACGATACACCTATCGACCACGCAAATAATGTTCTAAACAAGTTCTCTATTGGTGACATTATTGAGGCAGGAAATTCAACAATTGGTAAGCAACAGTTGAAAATTTCTGCTTTGGGAACAGTATTGGTTGTAAACTCAACAGGAACAAATACAGGTTATGCAACATTTAACTTGTCATTTGAAACTCCATACAATCTAACATCAAACTACTCATCAAACAGTATAACCAGAGCATGGGAATATTCTGGATTTGTAGATCGTGCGCCAGGAAAGTCAAATTATGTAAATGAATTTGGCAATACTTCTGCAAACGATGAACTTCATGTTGTTGTTGTAGACCATGGTGGCAAATTCACAGGTGTCCCAGGTTCAGTTCTAGAAGTATTTGAAGGTGTTTCAAGAGCATCTGATGCAAGATCAGAAGATGGTGCATCGCAATACTACAGAACAGTTATCAATGATAATTCTAAGTATGTTTGGTGGGCAAATGACAGATCAAATTCTGTAGCTAATACAGCAGATTCTGTTGCAAGCTCAACAAATAGCAAGCCTCTTTCACTTGTGCTATCACAAGGTTCTGACGGTGCTGATGAATCAAACGTATCAATAAGTGTTCTAGCAGAAGCTTATGATAAGTTCTCGTCTGCTGAAAGCGTTGATATTTCTCTTGTACTACAAGGAAAGGCACGCGGAACAATTTCTGATAACTATGCACAGTTAGCAAATTACATCATCGAAAATGTAGTTGAAAAGAGAAAAGATTGCATGGCATTCATTTCTCCAGATCGTGCCGACGTTGTAAACAATTCAGGAAAAGATGAAGCTCAAGATGTTGTTGCATTTAGAAATTCTCTTGCGCCTAGTGCATTAAATAGCACATCATACGCCGTTCTAGACACGGGTTATAAGTATCAATATGACAAGTATAATGATGTTTATCGCTTTGTTCCGTTGAATGGTGATATTGCAGGCCTTGTTGTTAGAACTGATGATGTTCGCGATCCATGGTGGTCTCCAGCTGGATTCAATCGTGGTCAGATTAAGAACATTGTTAAATTGGCCTACAATCCTGGAAAAGCTGACAGAGACATTCTGTACAAATCAGGTGTAAACCCTGTTACAACATTCCCAGGTCAAGGAACTGTGCTATTTGGTGACAAGACATTGTTATCGAAGCCAAGTGCATTTGATAGAATCAACGTTCGCAGATTGTTCATTGTTCTTGAAAAAGCAATTTCAACAGCTGCTAAGTTTACTCTATTCGAGTTCAATGATGAATTCACAAGAGCACAATTTAGAAATCTAGTAGAACCATATCTACGTGACATTCAGGGCCGTCGTGGTATCTATGACTTCCGCGTTGTTTGCGATGAAACAAACAACACACCAGAAGTTATTGATAGAAACGAATTTGTAGGAGACATCTATATCAAACCAGCAAGAGCAATCAACTTCATTCAGTTGAACTTTGTAGCTGTTAGAACAGGTGTTGAATTCTCTGAAATCGTAGGTCAATTCTAAGAGATAGTTAAGGTTAGGAGAAAACAAAATGGCTTTTAATGTAAACGAAATGAGAAGTCAACTAACACTTGGCGGTGCTCGTAATACCCTATTCCAGGTTACAATACAAAACCCAGCAAATTCAATTGCTGATATTAAGGTTCCTTTCATGGTCCAAGCAGCACAGATTCCTGCTGCTACACTTGGATTGATTGAAGTG